TTTTTTAAAGTTATCTCCACCTTTACTTAAAGCGTTTGAAGTGCTTCCCATCATACATTTACCTATAATTCTACTACCTAATCTTAATGTGGTTTTAGTAACCCTCCAGTTATTTAATATATTATTTGGTCTCTCCCATTTACCACTTTCATCATGTACTAATAGTTTTAATTTTTCACCATCATAACTATTATCTCCTGTATTTTTCCAGTCAATTGTAGTATCTAATCCTTGTAAATCTGCTTCTTCACTACCCATTTCTATTTTTCTTCTAGTAAATTTAGAAGCTGGTACTCTATATGCTAATTCTGTTTTAGGTCGATCCATACCATCTTGAATCGGTTTAAAAAAGAATGGATAATTAACTGATATTGGTACAACCTTATCAGTAAACATTTTTTTAGCATCTGGTCCAGTTTTAGATAATATTCCATACCTGGAATCACTTGATATTGTTGCTAAATTTACAACCTCTCCTGAGGCCATGAAAGAGAATCCAGATCTACGATTTTTAAGGTAACAAATTCCGTAACATCTTTTATCTGCTTTACAAGCTTCCCAGAATATAAAGAATAATCTATTGGCTTCTCTAAAATCTGGCGCTCCAACATCAATCTTACTCCATTGCAAATACATATAATGAGTGCCAGTAATATAAGTAGGAATTCCTTGATTATAAAACCAAAAACCTTCTTCACGTTTTTTAAACTCTTTATCAATATATCCAAACCATTTTTCTTTAAAATCTTGTGGATAATCTTTCCAGTCAAAAACTGTTTTAATTCTTTTTAAAACTTTAGGGTATTCAGTTTTAGTCCAAGTTTTATTCTCAAATTCATGAGGTTTTTCTTCTTTAGGTAAAGCTATTCTAAGATTTTGTATTTCATAAATCTCCCCTATTTTACCAGTCCTACTAATAACTATAATATCGTGTTCTTTGTTATACCCATATTTCCATTTACTATAACGGTTCATCCTATTTATAATCTTAGGCTTTATATGGTCATCAACTATTTTGTATAAAACTTGTTCGTACATTATTTAGATCTTCTTTCTGCAAACCCTTTAAAAACTTCTTCTTTCTTTTCTTCTTTGGGTTTATCTTCTAACATATTCTTTTCTTCTTCAATCCTATTTAGAATTTCAAAAGCATCAAATATAGCTAATTTCTTAGTAGCTGCAGCATTTTTAAGTCTATCTGCGGAAATATCTTGACCATAATCTATAATTGGTTCTTTAGCTACTTTGATTAATTCTTCAACAGCTACTCGCCCAGCTTGGATTATACTCTTCTTCGTTTCCTTTGTATTCATACTTTATAACAATATCATTTGATTTCATACAATAAACACGTTGGTTATCAATAATAAACTCCCATTCTCTACCAGGTTTATAACCAACTAAATCCCCTGGGTTAATTCCAAGCACTTCTAGCGTAGGATTACCTATTTTTAGTATTCCTATACATTTCTGCTCAATATCATTCGTTAGAATATTTGTATCTTTAAGTGGTTTTACAAAACATCTTTCACCAAAAGATACCCATTTATCATCTTTTTTATATAAATAAAGTTGATTAGGTTTACAAAAATATAAATCTTCTTTAAAATATTGACTACTATTTCTTTCCTTTCCTCTTACATCATACCATCTTCTAAAAATATTATGGTGAACCATAATGTCATCACCTTTTTTAATACAAGTAGCGTAAGCTAAAGGAATAGAGACCACAACAGCATGTTTACTTACTATTTTATGATCTTCTATATTAGTATTCACAATAAGTTTTTTATCACCTATTTTAACTTCATTATTATATCTACCTTTTTTAGGAGTTATAATAAAATCATATATACTATTCATTAATATTCTAAATCATATTCAACAGATATAGCCATATGAGAATTAAATTTCTTCCATGGCATTACCTCACTGTCTTTTTTTATATAAATATTATAAGAATTATCTGCGGTGCTTAAACTAATACTATGAATTACATGTCCTCCATAAACCTGTTGTCCTACAGAATAATGCATGGCTTCGTTTTTATAGTCCGCGCCTATACTTATCTTCCTTATAATAGAGTCCATCCTACTTTACTTCTTCAGTGGCTACTTCTTCTACTATTTCTTCGTAAGATCCGTCTTTTAAATCAATATTTACTTGACCGTACTTTTCTTCTAATTCTTTTTTAGTACCATTTAAAGCTTCATTAAATTGCTTTAATGCAACAGAAATTTCAAATTTCTTAGCTTCTAATGCACCTAAATCAAAAACTACTGTTTGGATTTTTTGTTGTTGTTCCTTAATAGTTTTTAATTCTTTTTCTGTAATTTTGTTTTCTTTTTTACTCATTTGATTAAATTTTAGTTAATTATTACTCTATTTATTATCACTTATTAATATGTGATTTTACTTTTTATATATACTAGTTGCTTTTTCAGTTGTTCGTCCACCGAAATAGGCTAAAACGACAGCCATCATGACCTTCTCAAAAGTATCATTCCATAATGAATTAATTTGAAATGGTATACTTTCTACACTATCTAAAATACCAGCTAATGAAAATATACATATACACCATACTAAAACCAATGGTCGTACATTTTTCGAAAGCCAAGAATCAGATATGGAATCTGCCTGCCACCTTGAGGTAATAGATTCTATTTCTTTATTTTGTTGATCGTATATTATTTGTTGCAGTTTAATCTTATCTTCTGCGCTTACATCAGATTTTGTGATTTCTGCTATAGCTTCTTTTGGAGACAAAACACCTCGCAATACATTCCCTAAAGTAGGATTAATAATAGAGGCGGCCCCAAAAAGTAGTTGCCCAACAGTTGAATCTCTAAATTTCTTTTTTGCCATATTATTTATTATAAGGGAATAGGTTATTTAATATTTCTTTTTTTTCCTTACAGCCACAGCCTCCTGGTATATTATTTGCAAGTTTTTTAATTCCTGTAGCCTGGGTAAATTTTTCTATTGTATCTCCTAAACCTTTTGATTTCATTTTATTATAATGTTTCGTAATCATCTGTTTTACTATATGCTTCTTTTTCCCATGGTAAGTTAGGATTGCCTTCTTTCATTTTACTTCTAGGATATGCTTTACCTTTCCAGTATACATTCTTATCATCATAATCTAAATCGCCTCTTTTAATTTGATCTATATGAACTTTTTCATGATCAATAATACTTTGATGATCTTCAGGATGTAGTTCGTCTGAAATTAAAATAGTACCATTATTATTGCCTTTACCTAAACACCCTTCTTCTAAATCTCTCTCATATACTGGAGGTTGTTCTTCAAATGGAGGTTTTAATTTAAAGGCCATAAGGTATATTTTTCGATTTTGTTGTAGAAGGTCCCATAAACATACTAGCTATTTTTGGACCAAAACTAGATACAGCTGTTGGAGTAGTCGCTAAAGGTTTAGTAGGAAATTTTATTTTAGGCAGTGTTGGTGCATTACTTGCTACTACCTCAGTAGCAGATAAAGTCCCATGTGCTACATCAGCAGCTTGAGCTGTTCCATGATGACCTGTACTAATACCTTTACCTTTACTAAATAATTTTTGAACACTAGCAGGTGCTTTACTCATAAGTGTACTCCATCCTTTTCCTAACTTATCTGTAAGTTTTGGAAGAGTTGACATTGTTTTTGGCATATGTTTCATACCTAAGGACGCTAATCTAGTTGCTGCAATTCCAGTACCTATAAAAGGTAGAGCTTCAGCACCATGCCATAATCCAAATCCTGCATGTTTCCATGCATCCTTAGAAGTCACATCTGTCCTATCACCACTTCTAACATCATCAGCCATATCCTTAGCTCTTTTAAAAGATAATAAAGAATTCATTGCATCCATAGGAAGAGAGGCTACTTCTCCATAACCAGTTGCTCCAGCCCCAAAAGAAGTTAAAGTAGTGGCATTTTGTAAAGTATCAAGCTTTTTATCAATTTCAGGATTAATTGAAGTATCTATAAAAGTAGATGGATTCATAATAGTACTAAGTTTGCCTTTCCAGTCTTTTTCTTTAAATTGATCCCAGCTATGACTTAATATATCCTTACCTGCATCTTTCCATGAATATTCTTCATCAGATTTTTCATTATTTTGAATAATAATATCTTTATCTTTATTAATATCTATTTCAGGATCAATATTAACTTCTTTTGTATTTTCAACAACTTCTTCAGTTAATTTATTTAAAGGGGATAAAGAATTACCTCCTACTACAGAGCTTGCCCGCGAGAAACCAAAAGTTTGCGTATAAGGCATATTTATTTATTTTTTCTTACCTTTATATAAATCTCCTCCAGGCTTAAGTCTTTTTGCTAAATTGTACTGAGGTGTACCTGGCTCACAATCTGGATTAGGAAAAGGAGTACATCTTCCTGGGCGTTTAATTCCCATAAAATTAACAGGTGATGAATCATGATCATCTGATGGATTATACTCATTTAAATCAACTCTTTTAGTAGCGACCTCCGCTGGGTTTTCTTTTGGCTTAACAGTTGGTCTAGCGTCTAAAGGAGATGAAGATTTTCTTGATACGCCTTCATCATGCTTAACATCTCCAGCTAATTTAGAAATGTGTTTTTCATCAGCTGTTTGATTTTCGTCTTTATATTTTCCACCATATTTTTGGTCTTTATCGACGTCTTCTTTAAGATAAGTCATATGAGCTTTGTCATCTCTTATCGCTGCTTTCACATTACCTTTTGTAATATGAGTATGCATGTGTTTATGTATTGGGTGATGTGACATTTTATTTGTTTTATTATTATATATATGCTATTATGTTTTCAGCATTTGTTTCTGTGCTTGGTTGGGCTCCTGCTGCTGCAGCCCCAATCATTACTCTTTGTACTACTAAAGGCAATACTGTACCTGGTTGGACAGCTTTTACAAATACATCTTGGCCATCAATTGTTCTTACATAAATATCTGCTGAAGCAGAACCATCTTCTGCAGAACCTATTTGAATAATAGCTCCTTTAGGATTTGCTTGATTAGCATCATAAATATTATATGCCTTTGTAACACTCCCTCCTGCAAATATATCTGCTGATAATGATAACTGCGTATTACTATCTATACCTGTAACTGTGGCAACAGTGGGTCCTAAATCATCTGATGCTATCATAGCGTACATATTATAAACTACTTGTCCAACTTGTACCCCCTGATTAGTAATATTACCATTTGCATCAATTGTTTGATCAAAATTAGCATTAGTATCTACTAATTTATTACTCGTTAAACTAGTTGATGCACCAGACGTTCTAACTATTGGTCCCGGAATATTAATTGTGTCACTAAGTGCTACCGGGATGGCGCTAGTATAAGTACTTGCATTTATTATCATGATTATTTTTTTTAATTAAACCATATTTTCAGGTTTTCTACCTTGGTTTTCTCTTGTTTTCTTTATTAATTCTCTTCTTTCTTTGCCTGCTGGCATTGTTTTTCTTAATCTTTTTCTTTCAGCCCTAGATCCTTGTCTACGACCACGTCTTTCTGCTATATTTCTTTCTACTCTATCTACGTTTTCATTACTAGCTATAGTCCTACTCTCTAATGCTTTTTTACCTAACTTAGTATCTAACAAGCTAGTGTCAGCCATAGGGAGAGTCTCTCTTATATCGCCTTTTCCTAATGTATCATCAATTCCTAAAACAATACCAGTTATACCTTCAACTACTGTTTGTTCTCCATAGTCTGTATCATCTGAACTATCCCAGCCCGCTTCTGCTAATGCAGCATCTGTAGCTTTTGCAGCTGGTAGATCTGCTTCAAGATCGATTTCAAATTGTGATTTAGTTTCGTTTAAAGGACTAGTTTTTAAAAGTGGACTAGTTTTTCTGGACAACGGATTGTTAAATTGTTTATAGGTCATGATTATCTTCCTAAGTTTTCTTTTTGTTTTGCTCTACTTTCTTTTTTAGCCATTGTTTTTTGACTGCGGCTTAAATCCTTGTCTTTTCTTATATTTCTTCTTTCTTGTCTACGCGCTTTTCTTTCATCTCTATTAGTTCCTTGTCTTCCTTTGCCACTTACAACCCCAGCTTCCACAGCTGTTTTATTAGTAGCTTCATAATCTTTATCACCCGGTTCAATACTTTTATCTCCTGAGGTTAGTTTAGGCGAGGGCTCTGCAGATACTGATGTATCATCTGTAAGTTCCTCATCAGTAAGAGATATTTCTCCTGGATGTTTATGTGGTTGAGCTTGTTTATGATGTAATGGTGACGTTTTCCTAGATAAAGGGTTGTTTGATTGTTTATATGCCATGATTATCCTTTTTTAGCGATTTGTGTTATTGGCCCTGGCGTATAAGGTGTAGAAGCTAATTTCAACTTCATACCATATATTCCAGAACTTGATCCTATTCCGTGACGTCTTCCGTCTTGGTCTAATGGTCCATCCCATATTTGAGATTCCCCAACTATTCCTACAGAATTGTTTTTAGAAGCATGTGTGTGAGACTTGTCTTCTATCATTTTAAGTGGTGATTTTTTCATATTGTTTATTTATTATTATTTAAATATCTTAAGAATATAATGTATTCTGATATAGACTTTCTATGCCAGTAAAACTGCCTTCTGATGCCCAATCATTTGTACCTTGTAAAAGACCCTGTGGAGGGTTAAATGGAGAATTTAATTGTCTATTAAAAGAGTCTTGGATTTGTTCTTGTCCAAATATCCCTGCTGCAGCTTTTTGAGTTCCAGCATTAAAAGCATTTGAAGAACCGTAACCAGTACTCTCCCTATAACCTTCGTCTCCTACTCCTCGCCCAGATCCGCCCATACCGCTATAATCATGTCCAAATACTGCACTATTTTGGCCCCACGATTCTCCTCTTCTAAGGTTTCTTGGTTGATTTGGATTGCCGCTTAAATCTTTATAAGCCGGATTTTGAAATTCGTCAGCTAATGCCGCTCTATCTGAATCTATACGAGCATTATAACTATCGTGTTGTGTTTCTCTTCTTTCAGTTATTAAAGCTTCTAATGCTTGCATTTTACCATATCTCTCTGAATCGCCAAATGGATCAGAATCGTGTAAAGCTTTTAAAGAATTATATTCTTGTTGTAATCTATTAGCATTGTAAAATGATTTCTCCCCTCCTTCTTCATAATCAGATAAATGTTTTTTTCTATTGAATTCATTTAATTGATAACCTTGATCCTCAACCTGGGAATTAGCTATATTAGTAGCTGTTTGACTCATAGCCCCAGATATTGCAGAACCTAAATCTACTGGTTCTTCTACTTCTTGAACAATATCTCCCAATGATCCAGCAGGACCTGTAGGACCCGTTGTATCAGGAGCAAGTATATTTAAAGGACTTATCATCTATTTTTATCTTTATTTACATTATAAATAGCATAAGTTAAAACTTTATCAGTATAAGTATTACCTGCTATTAATTTATTTCTACGTTCACTTGTAGGTATATCTTCTTTTCCTAACATTATTCTATACATTCTGTTAATAAGTTGTTTACCTTTAAATGAAATTTTATATATATTATATTTTTGTGTGGTTCTATTTCTATAACGCCACACTTGAATCCAATCATCTTGAATTAATTTACCCCATCTTCTGTTATTCCAACTAAAAGAGTATACACCCATTTCAAAATCTTTCCTTGTAAATAGATTTATACAGTCTAAATAAATTAATAATTCTATTTCTGCATCAGTTAAGCCGTTGTTT